CCTATTGGGAATTACACTACCAATGTGTAAACGAAGTCCTAACCTCAGACAAATCGTACAACGATAACATATTAGCCAAGTTCTTCCGAAAAGATTTGGTAGCCTCAGAATAAGTTAGTATCTTAATTACTAAAGGTTCTAAATGGAAAAAGCACGATTAGTACTAGGGTTATTGCATGCGGTGTTAGGTAAATCTAAACCATCGACTAAAGGTAATCATGCCTTTAACTGTCCTTTCTGCAAACATCATAAACCAAAATTAGAAGTAGATCCTACTACAGGATTTTACAATTGTTGGACTTGTCAACCTGCTACAAAAGGTAGAAGTTTAGTAAATCTACTAAAGAAATTACACGCATCCTCTAGTCAAATTTCCGAGATGAGATCCTACTTTCCTGATGGAAAAGGGGAGTTTACGGATAAAGAATATAAGATAGTAGAGCTTCCAAAAGAATATAATTCGTTAATAAAAGCAAGTACAAAGTTAAGTTATAGGCAAGCCAAGTCATACGTAATTAAGAGAGGTATTTCTGAAGCAGATATCATTAAATACAACATAGGATACTGCGAAACAGGTAAGTATTCTAATTCAATTATAGTACCATCCTATGATAAGAATGGTCGGTTAAACTACTTCATATCAAGATCTTTTCAAAAAGATCCGGCTAGAAAATACGATGCGCCTTCTTGCAATAAAAACGAACTTATTGGACTTGAGTATTATATTAATTGGAAGGTACCAGTAATACTTTGCGAAGGAATTTTTGATGCTATTGCACTAAAGAGAAATGCAATACCTCTATTTGGCAAGACTATTCCAAAGTCTCTTATGATGAAGTTAGTGCAAAGCGACGTTAAAACGGTTTATCTTGCGCTTGACAACGATGCATTAAAGCAATCGATAGACTATGCCAAACAATTATTAGACCTCGGTAAAGACGTTTATTTAATCGAATTACAAGGCAAAGATCCTTCTGAGATGGGTTTCGAAGAAGTAACAAAATATTTACACACAGCAAAGCAGATGTCGTTTAGCGATTTGTTGTTAAAGAAAATGCAATTATGATAATAGAACAACGCTCAGAGGAGTGGTTTAAAATTAGAAAAGGAAAGATAACCAGTTCAGAAATACATAAAATAATGGGTGCTAAAGACACCATGACTGACACAGCCAAATCTTATCTACTTGAAAAAGTATCAGAAAGTTTAGGAGGTTATGCAGCCTTAATACAAGGTCCAGCTTTGGATTGGGGTACTGAATTAGAAGATTTAGCAATTAAAGAATATTCAGAAAAGACCGGTCTACTTGTAGACAAAGCTTCTTTTATTCCAGTCGGAGAGTATTATGGCGGTTCTCCAGATGGATTAGTACAGCCTGATGGTATTATAGAAGTAAAATGCCCGTATAATTCCTCTAATCACTTTAAGCATGGGTTAATCAAAACACCAGAAGACTTCAAAAAAATAGCTACTAACTACTACTATCAATGTATTTCTAATATGATCTGTGCAGAAGCACAGTGGTGCGACTTTATAAGTTACGATCCAAGAGTAGAATCTAAGTATAAAATGTTCATTTTTAGGTTAAATAGGAACGAAGAAGAAGTTGAAAATATGGTAAAAAAGGTAGAGGTAGCAGCAAAATACATGATAGAACTGAAGGAAAAGATACAAAATGCTGTAATGACTAAGGGTGTAATAGAAGGGTAGATATTTATTAGCATATGATTAATGCTCAATTAATAGGCCAAAGAATAGCCGAAGCAATTATAAACGAAGCGGGGCCTTGTTTTTACCCAGGGAAATTTAAACCGCCCCACAAAGGTCACTACGCAGCAGCTAAGAATTTAGCTAGTAGAGACTATGTAAAAATGGTATATGTTCTCATAAGCAAGAAGACAATTGACGGTATTACACCTGAAGACTCACTTATGATTTGGAATATGTACTTAAAAGCAGAGCCAAATCCAAAGATATCTGTAAAAATTTCACAAAACGAATCGCCAGTAGTTGATATTATTAACTATTTAAAGAGTCATCCAGACGTAAGTACGGTGTACGTAGCACAGGGAGACGATGAAGTAGATGATGCACAGTACGTACAATCGCTACAAGCGGAGTTTCCTGGCAGAGTTAAAGCAATACAAGTACACGAAAAGGATGGAATTATATCAGCCGCCTACGTTAGAAACACACTTTCGAGTGGCGACTATGAAGGATTTGCTGAAACAATACCAGAAGCTGCGTATAATAAAGGTGTTGCACCAAAAGTATTCAAGATGTTAGCATCTAAAGTTAAAAAAACTAATGAACCCGAACAACCGTAACACATTAAAACATTTTATTGGTTTCTGTAAGAAGGAATTAAATATACAATCGCTACCTCATATTAAATTAGTAGGAGATAAAAGCTTTGTGGAAGAAAAAAGATCATTTGGAGAGTACAATCCTAACGATAATTCGATTAGAATATATTATTCAGGCAGAAATTTAGCAGATGTGTGTAGAAGTTTGGCACACGAATTGACACACCACAGACAAAATGAGTTAGATCTACTTACCAATACTGCAGGTGAGACGGGAACAGATATAGAGAACGATGCTAATGCAATGGCTGGTATACTGATGAGAGATTATGGTAGATTAAATTTGAATGTTTACGATTTAAATACGCTATGATAAAGTTAATTAATTTAATAAGAGAAGCAAAACAAGTTGGTACATTGTATCACTTTACTAGCTATAGTAAGTTAGTTAAAATAATTAATAGTGGATTCGTATTAACAACCGAACATAAGGATATCCAACCCTACGTCTCCTTCACAAGAGACAAACTAATGTACTCAGATAGCATTTCAACTCAAGTAAGACTTACTATAGATGGTAACGGATTATCAAACAGATACAAGATAATGCCACATGCCGATGTAAAATCTGGATATGGTAGAGGATCGGTTGATGAAATGGAAGAAAGAATAAGTTTAATAAAATATCCACGAGGAGTCGATGTATCAAAATATCTCAAAATAATTGATATAAAACAAATAAACGAAAACTTTAACTGGGACGATCCAGATACTTTTCAAGATACGGAAGACTTTGTTGAACCGCCTAGTTTTGAAGATTATGATGAAGCAATAAGATTATTAAAAAGAAAAAATGTACCTTACAAGATAGTAAAAACGTATAAATAATTGTTATGGAAAGCAACCTAAAAAAGGAGTTTACGAAAAGAGATGTTACGAGGATGAGAAACATCCTAACCGACAAAGCAGGAGATAGAACACAAATACAAGCAGGCTGGGATAAACACAACGAAACCCACACCGACGGAGATATTTGGGAAGATAGCGGTAAAGTGTGGACAATAAAAAATGGCATTAAGCAAACTGTAACTAAGCTAGATGAAATTAAAAGACTAGTAGTATTACCGTTGGTATGTCCAAGTTGTCAAGGTGTTATGAAGATGGATGAGTATAATAAAAAGATGTGGGCTATCCACCAAAAGTGTTTTGACTGTGTAATTAGGATGGAATCTGAAGTTAAAAGGTCAGGAAAGTGGGAAGAATACCAAGCTAATATAATGAATAGTAATAGAAATGCTCAGTTAGACGACCTAGAAAAAGCATTAGATGAGTGGGTGGATCAAAATGATACATTTGTTTCAGAGATGGGGGAAGTTGAAAAATGGGGAGGTGGAGACAGGAAAGAGGTATATAAACAAGTAAAAGAAACAATTGCTGATCTAAAGAAGCGAGATATTTATAAGGGAGAAAACACATAAAAATGCCATATACGCACAAAAAAGTAGGAACTAAATACGTAGTTTATAAAGGAAATAAGAAGGTTGGTGAAACTGCAGGAACAAAAACAGCCTTAGATAAGTATTTAGCTGCATTACACATAGCAGATAAAAAGCAACAATTAAAAAAAGAAGCTAAAGTCATAAAAGAATCAATGATGGAAATGATGGACATGCAATCAGAACCAAGCCACTTTGATCATCCAGGATGTGATGACACAGTTGGTAAAATTTTTGTAGTTTTAAAACCTACCCCAGGAGCTGCACCAGTAGATCTAGTGCATCCTACACACGCTTTTGGCATGGGTCAGTACGATCCACAAGGTGTACACGGTATTTATAATGATGAAGAAGAAGCAAATTTAGTTGCTGAGTCAGCTTGTAACGAACTTCATAAGCATTTAACCAGTGTAGAAAAGAAAAAAGATCAAATATTAGATAAAATAACCGAGAAAATCGCAGCATATCAAAAGCAGATTAATGCACATATGAAAGAAGCTACGGATAATCCGGAGTTAGCTGAAAGACATCACAAATTAGCTGAGCGTAAAATGCAAGCTATTGGAGCATTACGCGGTAAGCATAAAATGGTTAAAGAGGCAAAAAAAGAAGTACCAGAAAAACAACCTGTAAAAAAATAAAATAATGCAAGAATTTGTACAATTAATATCGACTTTAATGGCTTCTAGACAGCAAGCCCATATTTTTCATTGGCAAGTTGATGGACCTGGTTCATATGCTGCTCACAAAGCTTTAAACGAATACTACGATGAGATTGTAGATTTATTTGATGGGCTAGTTGAAAGTTTTCAAGGTAGATACGGTATTCAAAGAGGCTACACAAGCCCGGCTTCTTTTAAAGAGGATGACCAAGCAGTACTTTACTTTGATGCTCTATCGAAATATGTAGAAAGTATTAGAACAAAGATTCCACAAGATTCCTATATTCAAAATGAAGTAGACACAGTTGTTAAATTAATCGAGTCTACTAAGTATAAACTTAAATTCTTGCACTAAAATGTACACAATTAAAGATAGCGGGTATGATGAATTTCATCAACTAAGAGCCGATCTTAATGAAGCCTTAAAGGGTTTGTGGGCAAATATAAGAGCCAAGAGAGCGCGTGGAGAAAAACCGGCTAGTAAAGGTTCAGAAGCATACAAAAAAGCAGTAGCATCAGCAGAAAAAATAAATGCAATGGATGAGACTGATACCTATTGCCCCACCTGCCTAAAAGAATATTTACTAGAATATGCAGATAAATTAGAAGAGGCAGAGTATCGCGGTCGTAAGGTAACACTAGGCAAACCTTTTTTAACACCAGGCGGACCTAAAAAAAGATCAGTATATGTAAAGAATGCTAAAGGAAATGTAGTAAAAGTTAACTTTGGTGATCCTAACATGAGAATAAAAAAATCAATTCCTGCACGCAGGAAAAGTTATAGAGCAAGACATCATTGTCAAAACCCAGGACCACGTTGGAAAGCAAACTACTGGTCATGTAGAGCATGGTAATATGATTAAACTAAGAGACTTACTTAACGAAGAAAAAAAAGTATCTGAAGAGGTATTTGAAGACTTTGCTGGAACTAGAGAAAAAGGTGCTGAGAAGATAGTAAAAAACGCCAAAGAAAAAGGCGGTTTATCAATGCTTACTTACCACCATTTTGTTGTCAAGTTACCTTATTATAAGAAAGCACAGGAAGGTAAACTTGATTTGAAAAAAGCCCAAGCTGAATATAAAGACTTATTAAAACAACTGTATACAGCAACTAAGGGTAATATGAATATTGAACAAATAGCATTCCAGAAATTAGTTGGTAAGATAGAAGTTTTAGGCGAATTACTTATAAAGCATAAATAATATGATAAAGCTAAAAGATTTATTGAAAGAATGTGGTGATTGTCAAAGAGATTGGAACGGTGGACATGACCACGAAGCATCAATGGCTAAAAACGAATTACGTGATTTAGTATCAAATGCTTCTAAAGTAGATAATTTAGTACAAGATCAAGATAATTTACCAGGATGGGTATCGTCCTATATTACTTTGGCAGCTGATTACATGCATTCAGTAGCGGAGTATTTAAGTGGTGAAGCAGCACAAATGGGTGGTAATCAAGAACCAACACCAGGCTATGCAGTGTACGAGGATAAAAAACCATCAGCCGGTTTAACTAAAAAGGAAAAATCTGCAGTAGCTAAAAAAGCTTCAGCAGGAAAAGATATAGGCAAGAAAGGAAAGGGTTTTGAGAAGGTTGCGAAAGCTGCAGAAAAACAATACGGCTCTAAAGAAGCTGGACAAAAAGTTGCTGCAGCAGCTATGTGGAAAGCACAGGCGAAGAAGCACTAATCAAACCAACTTATATATGGATTTAACAAAACTTAAAGGGCATATTCCGGACACAGTAATTGATCAAATTCCGGAAATTGAAACAAAGTTTGAAATTAATACACCACTTAGATTAGCTCATTTTCTTGCTCAAGCAGGACATGAGTCGGGTGGTTTTAAAGCATTGAATGAGAATTTAAATTACGGAGCTAAGGGATTATTGGGTACCTTTAAAAAATACTTTACTCCTGATACAGCTGCTTTATATGAACGCAAGCCTGAAAAGATTGCTAATTTAGTTTATGCTGATAGAATGGGTAACGGAAATAAAGCATCAGGAGATGGTTGGAAATTTAGAGGACGTGGTTATATTCAATTAACAGGAAAAGATAACTACAGTGCATTCGATAAAACTGTGGATGAAAATATTTTAGAGAATCCAGACTTAGTAGCAACTAAATATCCTTTAGCTTCTGCAGCTTGGTTTTTTCATAAAAACGGATTACAGAAAATAGCTGACGAAGGAGCTACTGATACAGTGGTAACGAAAGTAACAAAAAGAGTTAATGGCGGTACGATAGGTTTACCAGATCGTATTAAACATTTTAACGAATACTATAAATTACTAGCATAATGTTTAGTCATCCTGACTTGTGGGTAATGTTTAGTGGAATTGTGTTAGGACTAATAGTAATTGCTGGTAGTGTGTTTTTTGTTAATAAGCTATTTGTAGATGCAACAAAAGATGTACTAGTAAGATTTATTATATTAGTTTTTACAGCCTTAGTTGGCTTATTTATAGTAGATAAAGTAATAGCTTTTAAAATAAACCTACTTTCTGATATTCAAAATGAGCAATTATTTGACCTAATTAAGACACTAACTTTAATGATATTCTCTTATTATTTTGGTACACAAAAACAAGAAAAATAAAAACAGCGGGCAAGTCAGAGAAAATTTTCATTGAGATATTATAATGTTGT